ATACTTCACTTAAAAAGTCCTGCATGAATTCAGGGGTATCTGAGCGTTTTAGATCTAGACCCATGGCCTTGATCTTGCCCGACTTGCCATCAACGTCTAATCGTTTGCCTTCTTTGTCATAGTAAAGAACAGCATAACGCTTCTTGGTAATGAATAGACCTTTACTTGCTACGATTTCACGTCCTGCCTTGATAACTTCACCCCTCGATTTAGGACAATGAAAAGCATCCTGCATAAAGTCTGGGAATGTCTTATTGACCGTGTCGGCAACCTGGTTGTAGAGTTGAATAACTACATCCCTATCCCAGGGTATTAGTTTTTTATCAATATCAAGTTTCAATGTAGTGTATGCTGAAAAGTAGCAGGAGTCAGTATCACCGTAGATGATGCTCTTACCAACATGATCATACTCTCCTGTGATAACTTCATTTACCTTACTAGCCATGTGGCGGGCAATACTTCTACCGGTAAGAGTGGTCGATTGACCAATGCGTTTATCAAAAAACCTACAGCCAGCATTAAGAATAGCACCATAAAGACTGTTGAGGTTAATTTTCTTAACCAACTGTCGTTTGTCCCAGTATTCCTCTTCAATTTTATTTCCAGCATTGATAGCATCCTTTAGTTTAGCCTGCATTTCTTTACGTTCTTTATACCAACGTTCTAGTAGGCCTGGAATAACACCTTCTGTTTCATAGGTAAAGATAGTGCCATTGGCACTAAGCATCCACGGTTTATTTGAATTGTAGATTAGTTCATAGATTTCAGCACCACTCATAATGCTGGTTTCACCATTTTCCCATTCTATGGTAATATCGTTGGCACGATCCTGATTCATAACAAAGTCATACTCTATTGCGGCAAAACGACCTTCCCAGGCAGCGGCAAAACTGTTGCCCTGTGCCATTTTGGTTTCGATTTCATTCTTGGTATAATCTTGACGCAGTTGTCCTATGATTGTTTCAGGACCCATATTGAGAGCACGAATCACTGACGGATACAGTGAATTAATGTCCATTGATCCAATCCAATCGTGTAGTCCCTTCTTGGGATAGGCCACATAAGCACCTGCTGCCTGTGTATCCCCTAGTTCATCACGCTTGGCACGACTGGGCACAATCATGCCTCTATGATGTGCTTCATTGATAATGGCCTGTTCTGTCACTGCTACGGCACCTAGTGTGGTCTGTAGTAGCACAGTGTTTTCGTGAGCAATGGTATTGGCCAAATCAAGGAACTTGAGTTTCTTATCTAACTTGTCTAATAGGGCCACGTCCTGTCTATTATATTCTATAAACTTTCTAAAATCATTGTTGTAGAGTTGATCCAGTGTGCCTTCATAGACTGTTTTACGTTCACCGATTTCCATTTCACCGATGGCATCCAATCTGTAGGTGTGTCTTTCTTCATAGGTGTATTTTCTGTAGAGTTCAAGACTGTCGAGATGGACACGTCCCACCAAGTCATAGGTTGTTGCCGTCCTGCCGAATCGTTCATATTCTCTCTTTTTAGGGAATTGGTTCCAAAGACAAAATCTACGAGTATCTTCTTTGCTCAATACTCTAGTAACACGATTTACGGTATAAGGGATATCATAACCTTCACTGTTCCATCCACTTAACACATCCGCATCTTCAATTAACTGTAGAAAAGTTTCTAACATATCCCCTTCGTTGTCAAAGATGTGTGTGTTGGGAAAATCTTTGACTAACTCTTGTGCTCGTTCTACTGTCAGTGTTTTTGGAGGCAGAACCAATGTGACCAATGTGTCCAACCACTGTAGATGAACTGATATGGCAGTGATTGGCATAAATGGATCATCAGGTGACGCATATCCACGTTCTGGATCAAAATCTACCTCAATGTCAAAAAATGCTGTGTGTAATTTAGGAGCATCTACGCCCAAATAGTTTTCTGCTAGGGTTCTAAATATGGGATTGATATCACTTTCATAGAGACGCTGGTTGTTGTGTATGCGTTGTTCTTTTTGAAATTCTTTATGTGATTTACTGACTACACGATTTAGGTTTTCACCAAATATTGATTTATATTTTCCTCTACTGTCTGGGTAGTAAAAAATATATCTTGCTTGATATTCTTGATACAAGCGTCCTTTAGTAGGATGACGCTCTACTACACGAATGAGATCTTCATCACGATCCCAGATGGCATCTACATAACTCATAATTTTCTCCTATCCACTTAAGGCTGGACAACCAATGTGTGGCGATTTGTGGCTCGCTTACCTTGCTTAAATTTATTTATACTAGAGTTTTTGTTATACCAATAGTATAGATTATGGTTATTACAACCTGAACGATAATTAAACTTTTTTTCCTCCATATACATCCTAGAAATACCCATCCTAAATTACCTAATAGAGAAATCCAAATATTAAGAGGATAAATGTTAAAACTAGTTAAAACTACACCTGCTATCAATGTTAATGTGCAGGCCCATTCAAACCAGAAAATTCTGGATCTATTAACTATAAACTTTAACAAGATATTTTGCTTCAAATTCTCGGGCGTCTGCTAGATCATTAACCATTGGTTGTCCTTTGATGTTTAGGCTCGTGTTTAGCAACATAGGACATCCTGTATCTTCATACCACGATTCTAACAACAATCTAAATCCTGGATTGTCATCTAATCCTACTGTTTGAACACGACTAGTTCCATCAGCGTGTATTATAGCAGGATATAGATCAGGAAATCTACACTTTGCCACAAACTGCATGTAGGGACTTTGCTCGATATTCGCAGGCATTTCGAAATACTCGTGTGCGTGTTCTGCCAATATGGCAGGGGCAAATGGTCTAAACTTTTGACGGCGTTTAATTTCATTGACACGATCTTTGATCTTTGGCCCACGTGGATCAGCCAATAGACTGCGATTGCCTAAAGCTCTTGGACCAAATTCAGCACGACCTGTGGCTACGCCTACTATTTGTTTTTTATGTAGTTCCTTCATCAATCCAGGTATGGGATATTTTTGTCCCAAGTCAGTTCCTAGATATGGACCAAGCCATTTAACCTGTTCTTGGAAATAACCTGCCACTGCGCCCACACTGCTGCCAGCATCTCCGGGATTGGGCATGATCCAAACATTGTCCCAATCTTTGGTAATTAGACTATTTGCTGAACAGTTCAGAGCACATCCTCCCATTAACACTAGATTTCTACTGCATAGGTTTTTGCTACAGAATTCACTCAATAAACCTAGAATCATTTGGTAAATGGCTTGAGTAGCAGCGGCTATATCAAACATATCTTGCTCTGTATGTAGATCAGGTCTCCATTCTCGACAACCACGATGTAGGTTATGTTGAAATTTTATTTTTGGAGATGATACATCTTTGAAAAAATCATTCAATATGTCAAAATATAACCTATTTGGATTACCATAGGCGGCCATGCCCATTAAGATATATTCTTCTTCGTTAGGTTTAAGCCCGATACGCTGTGTCATAGCACTATACCAAAGACCTATGCTATGAGGATAACTTTGACTGTAATATTTTTTTAAACTCGATCCCTGACCCTGCCATATGGTCAATGTTTCAAACTCGCCAATACTGTCAATACAGAGAACAGTGGCATCTTTAAGACCACTGGTATAATAACCTGCGGCAGCGTGGCTATGGTGATGAGTGGCTGTGTGTATAGAGCAGTTGATGTTATACCTAGCCAAATAAGCTTTTACGTTGTTTTCACTCCATCGCCAACCTTGTCCTGCGGTGAATTGTCGCAGTGTTTTTAGCACAGGACTTTCATACCATATGGCCAGATCAGGTTCGCCATAACGCAATGCTTCGCTTACGAGATCGGGATGTAGGTTACCATCATTCTTTATTTTGCTATAGCGTTCGCTGTGAGCGGCAAATAACAGTTCTTTATCATGCCACACTGACAGAGCAGCATCGTGACTGTTTGCTGAAATGCCCCAGATAATCATTTATAAATGAACGGATCTCTCTTGCGTAGTTCTTCAATGCGCTTTTTTAGAGCACGGCGTCTTCTCCACTCCCTAATCTTTTCCATAATCCATCTAAACATTATTCTTTCCTATTTGCGTGTCCGCTGATATCAACCAATGTTTCTAGATCATCAAATTCACGATAGACCTGATCCCAGGTATCTTTCTGTGCGATACGTATGGCCTTTTTAATTACACTGGGTTTGACATCCAATTCTTCTGCCACTGCTTTGATTGTATCGTTGAGTCCTTCTGTTAGATCCTGAATTTCTTGTAAGACTGTTACACCTTCTGCTACAATCTGTTTAATCTTGGCTCGTTCTGGATCACCAAATGCTTTGCTCATAATTAACTCCTGTCTCCTAGTATAACAGTTCTGTATTTAAGATGTCAAGTTATTTGACGCCGATTTTCATGAAACGCAAATAGTCAGTTTCTGGATCACTGAATTGCCTTTCATTCACATACAATACCTCACGCATGGGAAATAGTTCATCAAAATCTACTAGTCGAGCGTGGCCACCTTCCGCATTGTTTCTACTCTGTAGTGCTATAAGTGGTCCAATGGGCACCGATGAGAACCATCTATGTTTTAGCATATCTGATATGCTGGTATTGATTATGAGACTGTCTTGATCTGCCTCCATAAAATCAACAGTATTTACATCTGCCCATTTGTTTTCTGACGGAATTTTTAATTTTTTATACAATTCTTGACTGAATTTGACTCTTTTTTGGTCTTGATCTACATTTATGATCTTTTTAAATTTGATACCGCATTTTTTTAACACATAGCCCATATTGCCATACCAACTGCCTAAAATATAGATTGTAGAGAATTTGGTTCTTTTTGATTCTTTTAGTTGTTGGCACATCCATATCTTACTGGCTATGAGATCGGGTGTTAGACTACCTTGGAAAGTATCTGGGCTGGTTTCTAACAAATGTCTTATACGCATTAATCTGCTCGACAATTCTTATCTTTTTCAGTTATAGGACCACCTGTAATCCATGCTGAACAACTTCTACTGCCGGCACATTTGAAGTGTAGAAAATTACAATAACCTAAATCGCTTAAATTTATTGTAGCATTTGGATCAATATGGGATTCGTCCCCTTTGATACCATCTGCTATACATTTACGCATACTATCACTGACATCAAAGGCAGCACAATTACCACAGGTCATTGTCTTTGCGGTCTTTTCACTGACCTTGAATGAGATAGCGGCCTTACGCCAATAGTCCTCGGGTTCTTTGGGATTAGCAGGGCCATAATGGTATTCGTCTATGGCCTTTTGACGATTTTTTAGATTGAGATCAATATCGTGAGTAGCACGGGGACAGCCCTTACCTGCTGCTTCTACTAATGTTATGAAGTTTCTC